CGGCATTCTAAAAAATGATTTTGATTGGGGCTGTATTCCTTTTGACGTAATGAAGCCTTATGCAGCTATGGATGCTCTTTGTACTTATATTCTTTTTGAGAAACTTAAAAAGATAAAAGAAAATCCAAAGCTGAAAAAAGTATATGATGAAATACTTATTCCTGGTACTCGGTTTCTAATTGATACACAAGAGAACGGGGTGCCTTTTAATAACGAAAGGTTACGTCTTGCACAAAGTGTAATGCAGGAAAACATCGATAAAGCTATTGCAGCACTTTATAAAAATTCCGCTATAAGAGAGTGGGAAGAGATTAACGGTAAAGACTTCAATCCTGCTTCTACTGTGCAACTTCGTAGCTTATTATTTGATACTCTAGGATTATCGCCCACGGGTAAAAAGACAGGAACTGGAGCGAATTCAACAGATGCCGAAGTATTAGAACAACTTGCTGAACAATCAAATGTTCCCAAACTTATTTTGGAAATACGTCAGCGATCTAAGATTAAGAATACTTATTTGGATAAAATTATACCACAATTAGATAGGGATAATAGACTTCGTACTAGTTTTAATTTACATAGTACCACTAGTGGTCGTCTTAGTTCTAGTGGTAAACTGAATATGCAACAGCTACCCCGTGACAACCCCGCTGTGAAAGGATGTATTATGGCAGCTCCGGGACATAAGATAGTTGCAATGGATTTAACCACAGCAGAGGTATATGTTGCGGCAGTTTTATCTGAAGATAAGGCATTAATAAAAGCATTTCGTTCAGGTGAAAACTTCCATAGTGCAATTGCTAAAACAGTATTTAAACTACCCTGTACCATTAAAGAAGTGGAGCACTTGTATAAAGATAGAAGACAGGCAGCCAAAGCAGTTACTTTTGGAATTATGTATGGTGCGGGGCCAAAAAAAATTAGTGAACAAGTAACTAAAGACTCAGGAAAGTATTTTAGTCCTCAAGAAGCTAAAGAAGTAATTGAAGACTACTTTGAAACATTTCACGCATTAAATAAATGGATAGATAAAAATCATAGATCTATTGAACAAAATGGATTTATATACAGTTTTTTTGGTAGAAAGAGGAGGTTACCAAATGTCAAATCTTCAGACGCGGGCATCAAGAGCCATAGCATTCGTTCTGGTCTTAATTTTCTGGTCCAGTCTGCTGCTAGCGATATTAACTTATTGGGAGCTATAGACATGCATCATTATATACAAGCTAATGATATGAAATCCCGAATTTTTGCGCTTGTACACGACTCCATTCTTGCAGAAGTACCGGAAGATGAAATTGAACATTATTCTGAAAAACTACAATATTGGATACAATTAGATAGAGGACTAATAATTCCTGGGGCTCCTATTGGGTGTGATTTTGAAATTGGGGACGATTATTCTATGGGTAAGTTTGAAAAAACATATCAATGATGTTAAAAATTATAGTTTTTAACCTGAAAGACGCAGAATTTAAAGTAACTTGCCCACCTGAGGCAGATATTTATAGTCTTTGTAGTTTATTAGACGCAGGAGGAGCAGAAGATATTAAATTGTATACAACTTATGAGACATTTGATGATTTATACTTACAAGGACGTTCAACACGTAACCTTTCCAGTTTTCCTTCTACCGAACGACAATTGGAGCTTTTCTGACGGTCTATTATTTATAGACAATCAAATAGTTGATGATACAAATATGAAAGGAAGTACTTTAGGGGTAAGAAGGGCGCAAACACCTCATGAAGAAGTACTTCCACTAAGAAAATCTATATTAAACCTTACTGGTATAATAAAACAAAAAGCTACTGCTTTTATTGACACAAAAGGAGTTCCTTTTATATATGAAAAAACTATATGGTGTAAATTAAAATACTATAAAATTCGTAAAGTAGAAAGAAAAGAAGTTGCTTCAGTATTGTGGGTAGTAGGAGTTAATTTTCCTTTTCTTATTCCACGACCCCCTTATAGTGGAATGACCTGGGCGGGGATAATACACCTTAAGGAACTTCCTTGGTTTTTATATGAATATTCTGAAGAAAAGCTAAAAGGCACAAAAAGGAAAGTATGAAAGCAGTAATAAGTAATCGTATCTATTTAGAAGCAACGGATGAATATAAGGAAGTTTTAAGTAAAGAACTTACATATACTATAGCTTCATATAATCCAAAAGATCCGCCTATCGTAATAAAAAACATGGCCAGGATTAAAGGTGGATTAGTTAGCATACCTGTGGGAAGAACGGATTTAATCCCAGAAGGGTATGAAATAATTGATAAGCGTATTAAGGCATTACAAGACTTTCCAGAATTTAAGCTCGATTTACGACCAAGCCAACAAGAGGTTTTTGATGAAGTTGAAGACAGTTGTATAATAAACGCTTGGGTAAGTTGGGGAAAGACTTTTACGGGGTTGGCAATCGCAGGAAAATTAGGACAAAAGACGCTTGTTATTGTACACACAGTTCCATTAAGAAACCAATGGGCTAAAGAAGTAGAAAAAGTATTTGAAATTACGCCAGGTGTTATAGGTAGTGGTAAGTTCAAAATAGATGCTCCTATCGTAATTGGAAACACTCAAAGTTTATACCGTAATATTCCGAAGGTGCGTAAAGAATTTGGAACTATTATTTTAGACGAGATGCATCATGTAAGTAGTCCAACTTTTTCCAAAGTTATTGACTCAAATTATGCAAGATATAAGATAGGCTTATCAGGCACTATTGAAAGAAAAGATGGAAAACATGTAGTCTTTAGAGATTATTTTGGAAGTAATATAATTAAACCCCCAAAGGAGAATTATATGTCTCCAACTATTCATATCTATCATTCAGATATACGATTTATGGATGGAATGAAAACTCCTTGGGCAAATAAAGTAACGGCACTTTCTTATGATGAAGAGTATTTACATAGTGTATCTATGTTAGCTGCTTATTATGCAAAAATTGGACATAAAGTATTAGTAGTAAGTGACCGTGTACAGTTTTTACGCACATGTACTGAACTTGCAGGAGATAAAGCTATATGTATTACGGGTGAAATACCCCATGAAGAAAGAGAACCCCTTATGTCTAAAATTACTAGTGGAGAAGCTAACATTCTTTTTGGCACTCAAGCAATATTTTCAGAAGGCATTTCTTTAGATGACCTTAGTTGTCTTATATTAGGCACACCAGTAAATAATGAACCTCTTTTAACTCAGTTAATAGGACGCGTCATAAGACAGAAGGAAGGAAAACGAGACCCTATAATTCTAGATATACATCTGAAAGGGAATACTGCCAGAAGGCAGGCTTCCAATAGGATGGGGTATTATATAAAACAGGGTTATAAGATACAGGAACTATAATGAAAACACTTTTATCAAGAAGTATTCATACTTTAGATAATCTATAGTATATGCTATTTCTGTTCAACAACACTAAAAGCTCAAGAATAAATAAGGAATAGATAAAATACTGCAAAGAAAGAGGTTTAAAGACTGGGACACATGAAAAAAATAGTTCTTGACAAGAAGTTCATTTAGTGATATAATATGCTCTTATATAATTGGAATAAAATTTTTACTAAATGCGAAGGCAATACAGTAGAAATCGTAAAAGTGCTTAAGATGTTAGTAGAAAAGCAACTTCCCAAGAATCGTTTTGATGACATATATAAATATTCAGATATCGATTTTAGCGGGCAGTCTTTTTTAATACACCCCGATGTACTTTTATACAATTCATATAAGTATAGTTTTAGAGATGTGTGTATTTATGTCGCTTTAGCTAGTAGAAGACCTTACGCCTTATATAGAGCGTATGGCAAAACAACCCTTGATCTACTTTTTTTGAGTGCTGCTCATGAAAGGGAAGATCCTTTTTATTATTTAGAAAATAACAGGTTACTTCAAATAAGAAATGGAGAAGTTCACTTTTTATACGAAGAAGCCCCTAAGGAGAAACACTAAAAATGGCAATATCATTTAACCAACAAAAAGGTTCTGCACAAAAATCCTCTATTTCTGCATATCAGTATGTAGATGGAGATAATAAAATACGTCTATGTGGCGACATTCTTGCTCGTTATGTATACTGGGTGGAAGGCGAAAACAAGAAAAACATTCCTTTGGAGTGCTTATCTTTTGATCGCAATGAAGAGAGGTTTAATAACAAAGAACAAGATTGGGTTAAAAAATACTATCCCGATCTTAAGTGTAACTGGAGCTATGCTACTCAGGGTATTATTAACGGAGAAGTAAAAGTTGTCAATCTTAAGAAAAAACTTTGGGAGCAAATTAATATCGCTGCTGAAGATCTTGGAGACCCTACTGATCCAGAAACTGGATGGGATATTATCTTTAAGAGAGTTAAGACAGGACCCCTGCCTTATAACGTAGCATACCAACTACAACCATTAAAATGCAAACCTCGTGCTCTTAATGAGACTGAAAGTGCTTTATTTAAAGAAATAAAATCTATGGAGGATGTAATGCCTCGTCCAACTCCTGATGCTCAGAAAGAGCTTCTTGACCGAATTCGTCAGAAAGATGTTGCTGAAATAGATGAAACTATTGAAGACGAGTTCAATGTTGCATGATAAAAACACAAGAAACTCGGTTGGAGTTAGTATAATTGATTTTATTCACAGCAGATTGGCATATAAAACTAGGACAAAAAAATGTCCCAGTTGCGTGGGCGAAAAAAAGATATGAATCTTTTTTCAACCAAATTAATGAAATAGAAAACCAATGTAGTATGCACATAATTGGAGGCGATCTTTTTGATCGCCTTCCAAGTATGGAAGAGTTAGAATTATACTTTTCTTTTATAAGAAAGGTTAATATTCCTACCTTAATTTATGACGGTAATCATGAAGCTACAAAAAAGAATAAAACTTTCTTTAGCCAACTTAAACAAGTCAGTAGAGATATAAACCCTTTTATTCATATAGTGGACTTTTCTTATGTAGATAAGGATAGGGGCTTTAATGTGCTCCCTTATGCAGACTTGTATAGAAAAAATAGTGTGGAAGCTTTTGATAAAAGCCTACCCCTATTTACTCATGTACGAGGTGAGATTCCTCCTCACGTAAAACCTGAAATAGATTTAGACAGGTTAGAAGAGTTTCCTATAGTATTTGCGGGAGATCTTCATGCCCACTCTAATACCCAAAGAAACATAATATATCCTGGTAGTCCTATGACAACATCGTTCCACCGTAATAAGGTGGAAACAGGATATTTATTAATAAACGATAGAGACTGGTCTTGGATATGGGAGAGATTTGATTTACCACAATTATGGAGGATAACTATAGAAGACCCAGACCAAATGGTTCCAGGGGACTATCACCACATAATTTATGAGTTAGAAGGAGATATACAAGAACTTTCAAAAGTAAAGAACTCAGAACTATTAGATAAGAAAGTAGTTAAACGAAGTAGTGAAGCAACCCTTCTTCTTAGTAAAGAAATGACTATAGCAGAAGAATTAGCAGAATATTTAGAATATATTCTTGAACTACCAACAGATAAAGTCTCCAACATATTAGGAACTTATAATGATTACGCTAAAGCAGCTACAGTGGAATAACTGTTTTAGTTATGGTTCAAATAATAAATTATTACTGGACGATAACGCAGTAACCCAAATAATTGGAGTTAATGGCACAGGAAAGTCTTCTATTCCTTTAATAATAGAAGAAGCTTTATATAATAAAAACTCTAAAAGTATTAAGAAAGCTGATATCCCAAATAGATATGTGGGGAAGGGATATAGTATAAAACTGACGTTTACAAAAGATGATGATATTTATGTAGTAAGCATTGATAGAAAAAACTCTGTAAAAGTAAAACTAGAAAAGAATGACGAGGATATATCAAGTCATACATCTACAAATACTTATAAAACGATTCAAGACATAATTGGAGTTGATTTTAAAACGTTTTCTCAATTAGTATATCAAAATACAAATACAAGCTTACAGTTTTTAACAGCTACTGATACTAATAGGAAGAAGTTTTTAATTGACTTATTACATCTTGAAAATTATATTGAGTTGTTTGATCTTTTTAAAGAAGAAGCGAGATCAGTCTCTACAGAAATTAATAGGATACAAGCAAAATTTGATACTATAGAAAAATGGTTAGTAGATAATAAATTGGGAGATACTACCATACTTCCAATGTTAAAATTAGAAATTTCTACGGAAAAAGAGGAAAAAGAGTTCCATTATCTTACAGAAGAAATTGAAAATATTTCGGAAAAAAATAATAAAATCTCAAAAAATAATCAATTACTTTACCTATTAAGTCAAATTAATTTACAAGAAGCACAAAATTGTAAAATAACGGCAAAAAAATCTTATGATTCTTTGCAGACTAAAAAAGGAACGCATTCACAAGTTGTAGCGGGGTCTCAACACCTCATAAAAAAATTAAGTAATTTAGGAGCAGCTTGTCCTACTTGTGAGCAAGTAGTAGATCAAAGCTTTATTACAAAGTTAAAAACCTCAGAGACTGAGAAAATCTTAGACGCGGAGAAGGAAATTGAACAAATTACAAATGAAATTAGACGAATTAAGGTGGATAATCAAGAGTTCGAGCATTGTCAGCAAATTGAAACTGATTGGAAAGAAATTTATCGAAGTATTGATCGCAATCTACCTAAGACTGTCTTGGATAAGCAAATCCTTACTAGCAGGTTGCAGAGCGTTCAAGCGAAATTACATCTACGAAAAAGCCAACTGGAAAGTAACGCAGAAGAAAACGAAAGAAGAACAAAACACAACACCAGAATCGTAGTAATCCAGGAACAAACAGAGTCTTTTTTGAGAGAGTTAGAAGAGTGTCAAAGTAGTTTAAATAAGCAAGAGAAACTCTTTTCAAATTTAGAAATATTAAAAAAAGCTTTCAGCACGAATGGGCTGCTGGCTTACAAAATTGAAAATCTTGTAAAAGAGTTAGAAGACCTTACAAATCAGTACTTAGGCGACCTTTCTGATGGCAGATTTACTCTTCAATTTGTTGTACTAAACGACAAGTTGAATGTAGAAATTACTGATAATGGAAAAATTGTTGAGATTGCTGCTTTAAGTTCTGGCGAGCTTGCAAGAGTTAATACTGCTACTCTGCTAGCTATTAGAAAATTAATGAGTAGTATTTCAAAGTCTAGACTTAACCTATTATTTTTAGATGAAGTTATAGGAGTACTAGATGATACAGGGCGTGAAAAACTAATAGAAGTTCTTTTAGCTGAAGATTTAAATACTTATATTGTTTCTCACGGTTGGACACACCCATTATTAGAAAAAACAGAGGTAATAAAAGAAGAAAATATAAGTAGGTTAGAATAAATGGTTGATAGTAAAGCGAAAGGTGCAAGGGGGGAATATTTGGTTAGAGATTTATTACGAGAGTATACAAATCTTCAATTTGAAAGAGTTCCTATGTCAGGTGCATTAGAGTATCTAAAAGGGGATCTGTATGTTCCTAATGAAAAGAATTATTTTTGTATTGAGGTTAAGAATTATGCTGACTCGCCCCTTACAGATAAAATTTTAACGCAGAAAAAAACAAATAATTTAAAAAAATGGTGGAAGAAACTTGAAATTCAAGCAACAGGGGGAAATCAAGCACCTTTATTATTTTTTAAGTATAACAGGTCAAAGATTTATGTAACTACTGAAATAGTTCCAAAGAATATAGACTATATTTATATTAGTGAATTAAATTGTTATGTTACTCTCGCAGAAGATTGGTTAAAAAAAGAAAAGGTAGAATTTATAAAATGAGAAAAAACATATATTGGGATTCAGCTTATGGCGCTTAGTTTTAATGACCAAAAGAA